ACTACATCACGCAGCGTTGTTAACCCATTGCCTGCTGTTGTGCTTGCTTATCAAATGGGCATAGATGAGGCCAGTTTTAACGCACAAAACAATGTTGCACATCCGCTGTTTGTGCAAGGCACTGTATATGGATAATGTTGTTGAGGTGCGCTTAAATGGCGTTAAATATGCATACTGGCAGCAAGTCAGTATTCATACCAGCATTGATGATCTCGCCACTAGTGTTGATTTGGGTCTGACTACCACAGGTGACGATAACCATATCAAACTTGATGCCAACTCTGTGGCGCAAATATACTTAAACAATTTACTCATCAGCACAGTGCGTGCCGATATACTCACTCGCAATGTGGATGCTGATTCACATACTGTGCGTTTTAGCGCACGATCGCTGGCGCGTGAATTGATAGATTGCCAATACAGCATCACATTAAAAAAAATGATGCTTGGCGAGATTGTGAAGCGCATTTGTACGCTATTTAAAGTGCCTTTAAATGCGCCTAAAACTACGCCGCTGGTGCCAGATTTTTCTATGCAGGCTGAAAGCCCAGCCAATGCGATTTTAAATGCGGCACGCGCAGGTAATGTGCTTATTTACTCATTGCCTGATGGTGGTTTAAAAATTGCCGAGCCAGATAACAATGCCCCAGTGGCCACGCTGGTACTTGGCGACAATATCAAGTCTTATGCGGTTACCGATGAGTACCGTTTGCGCTTTAGCGAGTATTACGTCAAGAGTTTTGATTACGCAGCCAACACCTCTCGCAAAGGTGTGATGATTGATGCGGGCCTAAGTTACTTTAGACCAATGCATATTGTTGCTGACAGACACGGTAACGCACTTGGCGCGCTGCAACGGCGCGCCGAGCTTGAGCGTAACCGCAGGTTGGCCAGAGCGCACCGCATTGAACTAACACTGGTCGGCTGGGGCCATGAGACTGCTGGCAACTGGCAGCCTTGGCAGATCAATACCCAAGTGCGCGTGGTCATACCAACCGAAAATATTGACAGCGTGATGTTAATCGGTGATCTGCACTTTAGCCAAGATGACAAGCAAGGCACGCTCACCCACATGACCGTCATGCATCGCAACGCATTTGTTGGTATAGCTGAGCAGAGCAAGAAAAAAAGTGCGGCAAAACGTAAAGCTAAAAAAGTGGTGAAGTATGATCAATCAAATCTGGAATAGATTACAGCTCGTTATTGCGCAAGCCACTGGCGTGATCATTACTACGCATAAAGTGCAAGTGAAAGCGCTAGACGCTGAAGTGCTAGACAATATTGACCGAATTCAGCCTTACGGCTTCAGTTATCATCCTAAGTCAGGTTGCCAAGCTTTTATTGTATTTCCATCGGGTGACCGCACACATGGATTATGCTTAGTGCAAGGCGACAAACGCTACACGCTAACACTAGAAGATGGCGAGGTGGCACTACATGACGACCAGGGTCAAAAAGTACATATCAAGCGTGACCGCATACTGATAGAAACCAGCAAAACATTTGAAGTGCGCGCAGATAAAATCAAGTTACACGCCGACAGCGAATATAAATTTGATGTAAACGGCCAAGGCCAAAAATGGGACGGCTTAGGTGTTGAAACTTGGCAAGATAACGACCAGCCTCGACCACATCATAACCACCAGCCACCAGAGATTTAATCATGCTTAAAATCATTGCAACAGCCGACGGCCAGTTTGATTTGGCTTATGAAACCAAAGACGATGATATTAAAAAGGTACGGCTGCTCACCATTATCTACACCACATTGTTTACTGATCAACGCGCGCCTGAAGGCCGAGTGGATGACCAGCTAGACCAACGCGGCTGGTGGTTTGATCCACAGCTTGGCACGGGGCTATGGTATGTGCGGCGCCAAGCGTTAAGCGATGCTGCACGGCTAGAAACACTCAATATGGTTGCCCACGCGCTTGAAGAGCAAGATCCACTACTCACAGATGTACATGTTATCGAAGTCTTACCACAAACCTATGACGATAGACTGCGAAACGTTTCGCGTGTCGTACTCGACATTGCAGGGTTATATGATGGCATACGTTTTGAGTTATCCCGCTTCACCTTGCCAGATCAAGCAACTATTGATGCAACAGGCATGTACGTGTGGGATAGCACTTGGGACTTCAGGTGGTTCGATGACTAATTAAAGCGAGCAAAATGAGTTACGTTAGACCGACATTTACACAATTAAAAACACGTATCGAGTCTGACTTAACCGATTTTGTCACTGCGCTACGCGATGCTTTAGCTGTCACTTGGGCTAAAGTTATTCATAGCTTACATGGTCATGTAGAGTGGGTAGATGCACAATGCTCGCCACTTACTTGTGATTTAGAGCGCCTTTATGATTGGGCTGCTTTGTATGCCGTCAATCGTCTCACTGATTTTCCATCTAGCGGTCAAATAATTGTCACGGGCAACGTAGGCGCTATAGTGCTCGCAGGTGCGGTTTTTAGAGGTGACAACGGCTTTGATTACATCACCTCAGTCGCTAGCACATTAGCAGCTGGCAATAACAATATCTCGGTCACCTGCACTACAGCAGGTGCAAATACCAACTTATCAGCAAATCAAGTATTAACGCTTGTTGACCCAATTGCTGGTGTAGATAGTAACGCAACAGTAGCTTCAAGCGGATTAACAGGCGGCGCAGATTTGGAAGATGTACACGCTTGGCGTGCACGCGTGGTGGATGAGTGGCAAGTTGTGGTGAGCCAAGGCGCACGCAGCGGCAAAATAAATGACTATAAAGCATGGGCAAAGTCAGCACACCCAAGCGTAAGCGCTGCCTTGGTACAAACACATACACTTGGCCTTGGCAGCGTAGTCATTAGGCCAATATGCAACAATTTGGTTGATAGATTACCCACTCAGGCGGTGCTAGATGCTGTTACCGCTTATCTTGCCAGCCCGGGCGTTGCGCCAGCTACCGCAGATATTTATGTCAGCGCACCTACGCCAAAAATAGTCAACATCACATTAGACCTAGATTCTGCAGTAGATACCGCACCTAATCGCGCCGCAATCAACACGGCAATTAACAACGTCATATTGGCTGAGTTTTCAGAAACATCTGTGTTGCTAATGGCCGAACTTGATGCAGCAATCGCAACAGTAACAACGCAATATGTGCGCAATGCACCGCTGGCTAATATCAGCGTTGCAGCAGGTGAAGTGCTAGTGCTCGGAGGCTTAAGCTTCGTATGATGCAGCTTATCAAACATACCGCACGCCAATTTGCCGATGCGATGCTGGCATTACTGCCACCGGGCGACGCATGGAAGTGGACAGAATCCGGCTTTGGCGATTATTTGATGATGGCCTTTGCGCAAGAGCCATATCGCCTTGAGAGTGATTTGCAGATGGTGATGGATCGCGCCATTGAGCTGCATAAACCAGCACAATCAAACTGGCATATCGATGCCTACCGTGCCGTGGCCTTAAAAGCCCTACAAGATGCGGGCGTGGTAGAAAGCATACCGCGCAAACCCTTTACAGCAGGCAGTAAAGCAGGCGACCGCTTATTTTCAGCCAATGTTAATAGCACACAGTTTAATGTGCCATTGGTGCAGATTGATCACTTGGTTGGCCCATTTAGAGCGGGTAGCAAAGCAGGTGACCGCCTATACAGCGCACGGTCACGATTTATTTTACGTGTCAGATACTACAAAACAGTTGTTAATCCAGACATTATTTTTAATGCGCTAGCAGCATTTAAGCAAGCGCATGTTTACTTATGGTTTGAAGATATCACCGGTGTCGGTGGAGAGGTTTTTTATGCACAAAACTGATGGCGCAGGCCACTTAAACAATACTTTCGTCAATGAAAATCCATCTACTTCAACACCAGCAAGTATTGTAGATGCTGCTTGGCTTAATGCGGTGCAAGCTGAAATAGTTAACGTTATTGAAGCGGCAGGCATTACGCTTAACAAAGCCAATAATGCGCAACTACTGCAGGCATTAAAGTCTATTGCAATCGCTGCCGGCGTGGCCGCGAATCCGGGCTATATGATATTCCCGTTTTATGACGCAGTAACTAACACAAAAAAGAAATTTGTATTGCAATTTGGCTTACATTCATCGGCCAGCACTGGAGTCATTACCGTCAATTATCCAATCGCATTTGATGTGGTGATTAGCGTAACAGCCAGCGCATACGCAACTCAAACAACTGGCATATTTAGCAACCAGTGGGTAACCGGCTTAAATGGGGGGAGCAGTTTCAGTTTATATAAAGATACATCTGCATCATTTAGCTGGATAGCGATTGGTACAATTAACTAGGAGCACGTATGTGGTATTTTTCTAAATTAAACAGTGGTTTTTACAATGATCAGATTCATAGCACGCGGCCTGAAGATGCCATTGAAATAACAGATGCACAGCATGCAGCGCTCATGGCAGATAACAAAATCGGTAAAAACATCGTTTTTGATGATAACACTGGTTTGCCAATTGCTATTAACCCGCCTGCTCCAACATTGCAAGCCCAGTTTGAGCAAGTACGCCTTGCGCTACAAGCCGCGATAAATACTAAAGCACGCGAGCTTGGCTTTAGCGGTGGCGACTCTGTTATTCAGTATGCGGGCTGGCAAAATGCCTATCAAACCACCGCAATAACCTTTGGTAATTGGGAGGTAAGCGTTTGGGTGACGGCAGATGATTATAGAGACCAAGTGATTGCAGGCACTTCACCCATGCTCACACCAGCAGAGGCCGTGGCAATGATGCCCGCGTACCCAGCATGATGATACTTTTACTCATAGCACTTGCAATATTGCTGTTACACAGCAATAAAGTGCAAATTTTGCTGGCAATAGACCAACTTATCAATACCGCACTATGGGGCTGGGCAGATGAGTCATTAAGTGCCCGCGCATGGCGCAATCAGCACAAAAAAAGACGGTTTTTTATCGCAGTTAAAGTGATCAATAGTGTGTTTTTTTGGCAAAAAAATCACTGCCAAGAGGCTTATAGCAGCGAGAAAAAAAGGCGGCAACTGCCGACAGAATATAGAAGTGAATAAAACAGGGCGAGTGCAATAGCGGCAGCAACCGCTAAAAAACCCGTCTCACCGTAAACAGACTACGGATCAACCAAAGACCCTGCTGCCGACGTCGGCAAGGTCATTATAAGGGTGACCGTATGAGCAACACAAAGGATAAGCAGTACCGAGTAGATTTTAGGTGTAGTAAATGCAACAAAAAGCTAGCCGAGGGTGAAGTAAAGCAGCTCAGTATTAAATGCCCAAGGTGCGGAAACATTAACAATTTTAGGAGCAATCATGACAAAACGAGTACGAATTGAGAACGCAGACACAGCTGGCTATAAAGTGCTTGTGCAAACATGGGATAAAGGCAGCGGTGGCGAGCCAGATGTGCTGGTCGGTGAACAGGTTTTAAATAACCCGTGCGACATTACAGGCCAAGAGACTTATATCACCAGCACTCGATATTTGGTGATTAAAGAAGCATAGAATACCCGAGAGAGGGCGCTGCAAAGCCTTCAATAATATAAGGTCTGATAGAACCTAAAGATGCAGAGCATGGCCCGTGTTAAATATCTATCAGGGCATTCACATTACTAGCTATTTAACTCTAGCAGGCGGGATGCCTTGAAAAATAGCGGAACAATAAGTAGCTAGTAATGTGGGTACATAGTAACGCGAAGGTGAAAGCCATCCCCGCTAAGGACAGAGAATCGGAATGCTCGTAGATTCCAAAGCGGATTAGTGATTGGTTAGTAAAGCCGGTAGAGAGCTCCCTGTACCAACACCTTACCAAATAGCGCAGCGGCGAATTTGGGATGGATGCAAAAGCTGGGTGCGTGTGTCTATGTGCCATAACCTAAAAGACCGACTAACTGCCGTAAGCAGTTAATATTTCAGAGTGCCATGAGCACCTATACTTAAATATAGGATCAATCATGGCAATACAAAGAAAATCACCACTGGCATGGGTCGGTGGTAAATCGAAACTCACCAGCACTATCATCCCTTTAATACCTAAACATTCATGTTACGTAGAGGTGTTTGCAGGTGCTGCGTGGGTGCTTTTTCGTAAAGAGCCGAGCAAAGTTGAAGTGATAAACGACATCAACGGCGACTTAATCACGCTCTATCGCGTCATTCAAAACCATCTTGAAGAGTTTGTACGTTACTTTAAATGGTGCTTAGTCTCGCGTGATGAGTGGGATAGATTGCAACGAGTCGATGAGACCACGCTGACTGATATTCAACGCGCAGCGCGATTTTATTACTTAGTTAAAAATGCTTTTGGTGCAAAGATTGTGGGCCAATGTTACGGTGTGGCCAACAGCTCAAAGCCGCGTTTAAATTTACTCAGGCTTGAAGAGGATTTAAGCGAGGCGCACCTACGCTTAAGCCGTGTGAGCATTGAAAATCTGCCATACCATGAGCTAATTAGACGCTACGATGGAAAAGGTGTGTTTTTCTATATCGACCCGCCATATTGGGATTGCGAAACTGACTATGGCAAAGGCTTATTTGATAAAACCGATTTTGAGCGGCTTAGAGACGTTTTAATTAATTGCCAAGGTAAATGGCTTGTGAGCATCAATAATGTGGCTCAAATTCGGACGCTTTTTGATGGTTATTTTATTAAAGAAGTGCAAACCAGC